CCACCTTGTTATCCATCGTGCCGTGAAACAGCGGATGCGGATGGCACATCAATACGCCCAACTGCGTCTGCTCTGCCACCTGCCAGCGGCCATCCAGCATTCCGGCCGGGCCTGTGATACTGACTTTCTGTTCCTGCGCCATGGGCTCTTTTCCTCATTGGTCCGATAACTATCCGCAACGGCTGAAGCCTGCAATGGCAGGCACTGAGCCAGCCAAACCAAAGCATCTTCTTCACCATATACATATAGCTAAATGTTATTGAATATACCTTCTTATATATCTGGCAACTTGGTATATTTCGCGCAATTTACATTGCCCCACACCTACCTTTTGGGAGCCATCAGACCAAAATGACTGACTACAACCTGACGCACTTAAAGCAGCTGGAAGCGGAGAGTATTCATATCATCCGCGAAGTCGCCGCTGAATTCGACAATCCGGTGATGTTGTACTCCATCGGCAAAGATTCTGCCGTGATGCTGCATCTGGCCCGTAAAGCCTTTTATCCGGGCAAACCGCCATTTCCGCTGCTGCACGTGGATACCACGTGGAAGTTTAAGGAGATGATTGAGTTCCGCGACAAAATGGCCAAAGAAGTGGGCATGGATCTGATCGTACACATCAATCAGGAAGGCGTAGAGCAAGGCGTTGGCCCGTTCACCCACGGCTCATCCAAGCACACCGACATCATGAAAACCCAGGGCCTGAAGCAGGCGCTGGACAAGTACGGTTTTGACGCCGCCTTTGGCGGTGCACGCCGCGACGAAGAAAAATCCCGCGCCAAAGAGCGTGTGTATTCTTTCCGTGACAGCAAGCACCGCTGGGACCCGAAAAACCAGCGTCCGGAATTGTGGAATATCTACAACGGCAAAGTAAACAAAGGCGAAAGCATCCGCGTTTTCCCACTGTCGAACTGGACCGAGCTGGATATCTGGCAATACATCTACCTCGAAAACATCAACATCGTACCGCTGTACTATTCCGCCAAGCGTCCGGTGGTTGAGCGTGACGGCATGCTGATTATGGTCGACGACGAGCGCATGCCTTTAAAAGAAGACGAAGTACCGGAAATGAAATCCGTTCGCTTCCGTACCCTGGGCTGCTATCCGCTGACCGGTGCGGTCGAATCTGAGGCAGAAACCCTGCCGGAAATTATTCAGGAAATGCTGCTGACCACGACATCTGAGCGTCAGGGCCGTGCTATCGACCACGATTCATCGGGTTCGATGGAGAAGAAAAAGCAAGAGGGGTACTTCTGATATGTCACACCAATCCGATCTGATCGCTGCCGATATTCTTGAGTACCTGAAGCAGCACGAAAACAAAGAACTGCTGCGCTTTTTAACCTGCGGCAACGTTGACGATGGCAAATCGACCCTCATCGGTCGTCTGCTGTTTGATTCCAAAATGATCTACGAAGATCAACTGGCATCCGTCACCAAAGACAGCGGCAAAGTCGGCACCACCGGCGACCGCCCCGATCTCGCCTTATTGGTCGATGGCTTACAGGCAGAGCGCGAGCAAGGCATCACCATTGACGTAGCCTACCGCTACTTCAGTACCGCCAAGCGCAAATTCATCATTGCCGACACACCGGGGCACGAACAGTACACCCGCAACATGGCCACCGGTGCCTCCACCTGTGATCTGGCGATTATTCTGATCGACGCACGTTATGGCGTGCAGACCCAAACCAAGCGCCACAGCTTTATCGCCTCATTGCTGGGTATTAAGCACCTGGTCGTTGCGGTTAACAAAATGGACCTGCTCGACTTCAGCGAAGAGCGCTTTAACCAGATCCGCGAAGACTACCTCGACTTCGCCAAAAACCTGAATCTGGAACTGAGCGCCATTCACTTTGTCCCGATGTCCGCCCTCGACGGCGACAACGTGGTCGAGCGCAGCACGCGCGCCGCCTGGTATACCGGCCAGACGCTGATGGAAATTCTCGAAAGCGTGGAAATTGCCAAGGACAAAAACCTGGAAAACTTCCGCTTGCCAGTACAGTACGTTAACCGTCCGAACCTCGACTTCCGTGGTTTCTGCGGCACCATCGCCTCCGGCATCGTCAAACCCGGCGATACCATCATGGCGCTGCCATCACAGAAAACCAGCAAGGTTGAAAGCATCGTGACCTTCGACGGCAACCTCGAAGAAGCCTTCGCCGGTCAGGCCGTTACCCTGACCCTGGAAGACGAAATCGACATCAGCCGTGGCGACGTTATCGTTAAGCTCAACGACCTGCCAACCGTGGGTAAAAAACTCAACGCCGACATCGTATGGATGACCGAAAACCCACTGGTTCCGGGAAAACCCTACGACCTGAAATTTGCCTCCAGCTCTACCGCCGGTACCGTCAGCAAGATTCACCATCTGGTGGACGTCAACACGCTGGAACAGAGCCTGGCCGATCAGGTCAACCTGAACGAAATCGCCCTGGTGGAAGTCTCGCTGGATAAAGCCGTACCTTTTGACTGCTACAGCAGAATTCCGGGTACCGGCGCATTCATCATCATCGACCGCCTGAGCAACGTCACCATTGGTGCCGGCATGATCGTCGGCGCAGCCAGCGCCTCCGACGACAACACCCCGGTAACCGCTGCGGAAAAAGCCCGTCGCTTTAACCAGAAGCCAGCCATCATCGCCGTTAACGCCGTGAATGCTGAGCAAGTAGTTCAGGGCCTCGACCGCCGTCTGTTTGAAATGGGACGCGTAGCGGCCATTGCCAGCAACGAACACGCCCAGCTGTTGAAAGACGCAGGCCTGGTGGTACTGGTAGCCGGTGGTGCCGATGGCGCCGACATCAGCCTCGCCGCCGATCAGGAAAGTCTCGACTCCCTGATCGCCGACCTGCAGGAACAAGGGGTTATCTGACCCCTGCCCGCAGGCTGAAACGCTGACAAAAAAGCCCCACCGGAAACGGCGGGGCTTTTTTTATCGGCTGCGGGTAGCTGCTGCCAACCTGGCCACCAGACAATATCCGCTTCACTGCTGCCATCATCGGCACACCACACCGAGCGCGACAGTCTGCGGCGAACACTGCAACACAAGGCCACAGCGCGGGCTTTCGCGCAGATTAGTAACTCTTTGAAAAATCTCAGAAAAAAATGTTTGACAGGTAAAAGAATGCTGGCATAATACGCGCCACTTGAACGGAGCAATGCGGCAAGCACTGGTAACTTCTTTCAGGTAACAATGTGGCTATGTAGCTCAGCTGGTTAGAGCACAGCATTCATAATGCTGGGGTCACTGGTTCAAGTCCAGTCATAGCTACCACGAATTTTAAAGGCTAGTAGGTAAGTATCTACTAGCTTTTTTCGTTTTCTGGGGGTGCCAGTAAAAAACACCTCTACAGCCCGCATAAATCCTGAATTCTAAAACTTCAGACCATCCAAGATATTGCACACCGCCACCCGTTGAGGCAGAAGCAGATTAGCCAGAGGGTTAAACTCGAGTGCCTGATTTAAATAATCTGGCGAGAGGTGGGCATAGCGCAGGGTCATTTTCAGATCAGAGTGACCGAGTATCTTTTGCAGCGTGAGAATATCCCCGCCGTTCATCATGAAATGGCTTGCGAATGTGTGACGCAGAATATGGGTCATCTGCCCTTCCGGAAACTGAATCTTTGAGCGTTCAGCAGCACCCCGGAAAGCGGTCCTGCATGGGTTGAAAAGGTTCCGGTGTGTTGGCGGGTTAGAGGTGAATTTTATTTCACTGAAAAGACCTGGTGTTATCGGCACGCTTCGCGATCTGCCATTCTTTGTATCTGTGAAGCGTACTGATGGCTGTTCACCGGCAATCAGCCCGGTTCTTAACAGATACTCTGCTTCACCGAATCTGGCCCCTGTACTGAGGCAGATTTTCACCACCGGCAGTAAGTGCCTGTTTTCTGAGTCTGCGCATGCATCCAATAAAATCGGGATCTGTTCTTTTGTCAGAAATCCCATTTCCCTTTCTTGTTCTTTGAACTGCCGGATCTTACCCAGCGGATTATCGATTTCGTAAAAACCGAGACGATCCATTTCGTTAAACAGTGCGCGCATGTAGCGCAACTCATGATTAACCGTTGCCGGCTTAACTTCAGTAACACGACGAACGCGGTAATCTGAAAAATCGGCGGCCGTAAAATCACACAACAGCGGATTACCCAGGCGCTCAGCAATGGCGAGCATACGCGAATAGCGATAATTGCCATCTTTGAGGGTTTTGCCGTGAGCCTTAAACCAGAGGTCTACCAGCTGGGATAAGCGTGTGTGTGCCGGGTCAATCATGGATCAGGCAGCCACCCCATTGAGACGATGATCGCGGAGACGCTTATCAACGAAATCCGTCAGGCACAGGAACAGCTCTGAGCTGTGACCGTAATAAAGTAAACCGAAGTAGTCAGCGAGATCAGACTCTAAGCCAGAACTCAGCAGGTGCTGAACTACATGCTTTGTGGTGAAACCTTTGCGGGCTGCTAAGCGCAGATGATTACCGAGCCACATAGCGACATTACGACGACCGGCCACGCCTGCAGACTTTTTTTGGTCACGGGCATAGATGAACGTGGGATGCACATTAAACCAACTCACGTCTTCCATCAGCTTCTGCCAGATGGGGTGAATATAGGTTGAGCTGTGATGCAGGCGAAAATTGTTTAAGCAGTAATCCCAGAGCGCTTGCAGGTGGGGTTTTAAGTCGCGAGGTTCGCGAATGCAGATCAGTTTGCCAGGCTCAATCATTTCCCCTTTTTCGTTGTACTTTGCAGAGCGGTTGTAATTGCCGTTTTCAAACTCTTTTAACACCGAGTGATGCACACGAAATTCTAAGCGGTGCACAGTGTCCACTTCCCCGCCGTCCCGGCCATCTTTGTACTCAGGAGTGAACGGATCGTCGAGAGACGGAGTGGCACGCCACTGAGACTCACAGAAGTCCAGCTTGTCGCTTTTTACAGCCTCTTCTGATTTGTTGTAGAGACACATCTGCAGAGAGCTGGAATTGCCGAACAGGTACGTCTGACCGCGGCCATACACGAATGAGGCTTCGGCAACTTCGAAGTGGGCGTTACTGATCGCATTTACCTTCAGGTTTCGCTTTGAGCGTGTCGCCAACATGCTTTCAAAGTCTTCCGGCAGTACCAGCCCTTTCATATCGACACAGAGGTGCACAGCCATGCCTGAGGCCTCCAGAGTGTCACCGAAGGTACGCCCAACCTCACGCAGACGGTTTGTGAGCTGCTCAAGGCCCAGTTCGTCAATCAGCTGGGGCGTTACTTCGATTTTCATGTGTGGCCCTTGCTGGTCGGCTTCTTTGTAGAAGGACTTGAGCAGTACCACCATGCCGATGTCTAAATTTTTCAGGATATATTGATACCCGGACTTTT